CAATTTGATTTTTTCTAAAGTCATTAATAAGCGCAGTAGCTTCAGCCCTAATTAACGTGCGTTCTGTTTCTGTTAATGTTGTTCTAAACTCTTTAACTTTGTTTTCAGTATCCATGCCTGACAACAATGCTAACAACTGAGGCTTACCTCGTGGCTCAGGTTCTTGTTTAGCTTCCGATGCAGGCTCGCTGTTGCGATTATCTACTGTGTCCGCATCTTTGGTATCATCAATTAAAAATAAACCGTTAAGGGCGTATTTTCGAGCATACGATGATGCCATGCCTGTTATTTGGCTTTCATCTGCGCCTTTCTTTGCAAACGGTTCTCTTGCAAACGCTTTAACCATTGTTGAAAATTCGCCATCAATAAACTGAGCTGTAGCTTCAACGTAAAAACGGTCATTAACAACAATTATGTTATCTGAAAGAGTTAACAATGCACCGTCTAAAAGTGGCTTTACGGCTTCCAAGATGTCCTCACAACTGCGATATTTATACTTACCAAAACTGTTTGTTTGCGATTTAGGTGCTTTTAATGCCGCCTGTATTTTTGCTAATTTCATTTGGTTCTCCGATTAAGTTTATATTTTGCGTAACGAGTACCGTTACCGTCTATCATTATTGTTGCGATGTCAAAACCTTTGGCACGCAGTTTAAATACAATGTCAGCAAGTCGTGTGGCACGAAACAATTCGAACGCTTGCCAACTGGTTATAGTCTTGCCTTTTTTGAGGTGAGTAAACACCGAATCAATCTTAGTCATAGCGCCTCCACGGTTATGCGGTACACAGTACCGTTCTTGTCGACAACCTCTAGCATGCGCTTGCCTACTTGAGAATAAACATCATAGGCGTGTTCTGCGTGTTCTACACGGTCAGATGTACGCAAAGCGTTTAAACACACATCTGCAAGCTGGTCAGCGTAAACAAACATGGATTTAGTTTTCATTGATATCCTCCAAATATTCATTACGATTTACACCGAAGTAAGATTCAATTTCTTGTGGCTCAATAGTCCCGATAACTTCCCATTCATCGGGAGTTACGCACAGCAAAGAATCATCAAGATAATCTTCATCTTGGACAGTAACTATTGCGCACACAGTTTGAACGCGGGTACTGTAAATTTTAAACATTGGCATTTGGTTTCTCCTTTTATGTCAATTATTTGGTTTGATTGACCGGCCGTGATTGACCCGCGCCGTGGGGTTAGCGCGAGTCGTGATTAAAAGGCGTGGGCGTCCCGCAAATGCCACGTCATATCCGTACTGTGACGGACATAGTATTTCCCAGCGTCCGTGAGGACGCTGTAAACGACCAGCCCCGATTGGTCGTTGCGCTCAGCGCGCCTGACTTCAACGGCGCGCTGAGCGCCGTATTTCCTGCACACAAAAGGGGGCGGGGTTACGCACCCAACGACCCCGAATTCTGATGGGTTTGCTAAAACTTCGATTTTTGTTACGTCCATTTTTGTTTCTCCGTTTGAGTCAGCTAATTTGCTAACCATGTAAACATTGTAATACACTATTTACAGATTATGCAGATATTATTTACATTTATTTTTATAGGTTTTGCACAAGCTATAAATTTTAGCTATAATTGGTCAGGTTTCTCCGACCTCTGGCTTGCAAGTGAATATTCCTTGCGAGTCTTTTTTTTGATGTATAATTAACGTATGCAATGGATTGGTAACCCAGCGCAGAGTTTAAGAGAGCGAACAGAACGCCTAAATTATGGCGGCTTCGTCAAAAGCTAGTAGTTAGATGCTCTTACATCACTACTTAGTGGCAAACCAAGCCTAAAGCCCCATAATTTAGGTGTTTTTTTTTGCCATTACCCGTACTCCGCACGATAGTAAGCACCTAAATGGGTGGCGCGGAATTAAACATTGGCTGGTCTACACCCGACAGCAAGCCAACGCGGACTTAAATGGGTATCGCAACAAGTTTACAGGGCAAGCGGTGAGACAACCTGTAATCGAATAGAACATTAACTTCGGTAGCAATAGTCTATATCTAAAATTACAAGATACAGATGGTTGAGGAAAGATAGTCATAGCTATCACCCTTGGGGACTTTATTGTCAAACAAAAAACAATAAAAAATAAATAATTAAATTACAAAAATATTGCAACACAGATTGGATTAATTTGTATATAGTTAACATTGGCGGATAGGCTTGCAAACCGAAAATTGAGCATCTCACTCAACTTCCGTCACCCTAAATTGAGATGCAACTAGAGAGGTTGTAATGAATTGCTACAAAATAAATATTGTTGAAATTGCAATTAATACAAGGTATTTAACACTTATACAAGATTTGTCCTATAGGCGCTTACTTGACTGGTATTATTTAAATGAAAGACCAATACCTACAAGCAACCCATCAATGCTGATTGGGTTAAACGATTATTTAACAGACGTTGAACGAGTGTTGAACGACTATTTTGTACGCACAGATGATGGTTGGGTTAACAATCAAATAGAAGTTGCCATCGAAGCGTCTAAAAGAACAAAACAAATTAAACCTGAAGCTATAAAACCAGATAATGTTGATGCGAACATTTGGAATGATTTTGTTGCGTTAAGAAAAACAAAAAATGCGCAATTAACAGAAACCGCTTTAAATGGCATTGTGCGTGAAGCAAAAAAAGCTAACGTCACAATTAATGATGCCTTGTCTATGTGTTGCTCTCTTGGTTGGCGGGGCTTTAAAGCTGACTGGGTAAAAGATACAAAGAAAAAAGAACCAGAATGGGTCACAGCCAAAAAAGATTGGGTAAACGAAATGACTGGAAAAACAGTAACCGCGGACATTATTGACATGGAAAACAATAATTTGAGGTTAGAAAAATGAGCTTGCCAATGAAAGCACTTGAAAGGTTGTTTCAAAGGTTAAGCGCAACGTATGGTTCAGAATTTATAAACAAATGGGATAAGTTACCTATTAGTGACGTTAAAACAGCATGGGCGCACGAGCTTTCATCATTTGCGGACAACTTGACGGCTATCGGCTGGGCATTGGAAAACCTATCTGACCGTTGCCCGAACGCTATTGAGTTTAAGAAGCTATGCCGACAAGCACCTAAGCCAGACACTGTTATGCTAGACACGCCTAAAGCCCCTGCGGACATAGTAGACACTGAGATTGCGGCAATGGTTAAGGCTGTGGTTCAGCAAACTAGCGCAGATGACAGCAAGCGTGATTACAAGGCATGGGCGAAACGGTTAAAAGCAAGACACGATGCGGGTGAGAAACTAGAGATATTTCAAGTACGCTCGTATAAGGTTGCCTTGGGCATAACGGAGAAATACTAATGGAGACAAAACAAGTAGGTGGTACACATTACAAATCAGATATTGAACCTTGGGATTACATCATCGCAAACCAGTTGGGCTACTTAGAGGGTAACGTCATTAAGTACGTTACCCGCCATAAAAGCAAGGGCGGGCGTGCGGACATACTAAAAGCAATGCACTATCTTGAGAAAATACTTGAGGTTGAGTATAAGGGTGAATCATGAAATATCTATCAGTATGCTCAGGCATAGAAGCCGCAACCGTTGCGTGGCATCAATTGGGGTTTAAACCTGTTGGGTTTAGCGAAATAGAGAAATTTCCAAGCCAAGTATTAACACATCACTACCCAGACGTTAACAACTATGGTGACATGACAAATTTTAAGGAGTGGGACATTGGAACAATTGACATTTTGGTCGGAGGAACGCCCTGCCAATCATTCTCAGTCGCAGGGCTTAGGCAAGGTATGCAAGACCCAAGGGGAAACCTTGCCCTTACTTATTGCGGAATACTTGACCGATTTAAGCCAAAGTGGTTTGTCTGGGAAAACGTGCCTGGTGTCCTCAGTAGCAATGGTGGACGGGACTTTGGTTCCGTCCTCGGGGCGGTGGCAGAACTCGGGTATGGGTTCGCCTACCGAGTGCTTGACGCTCAAAACTTCGGAGTCCCACAAAGACGCAGAAGAGTGTTTGTTGTCGGATGTCTTGGAGATTGGAGACGTGCCGCAACGGTACTTTTTGAGCGAGAAAGCCTGTGCTGGGATATTAAGACGAGCAGAAAAAAGGGGCAAGACGTTGCCGCCTGCGCTTCAAGCAGCACTAGTGTCAGTGTTAACAACCAGGAAGAATGTGTAGTAACGTGTTTTGAACAAAGAAGTCCAGACGGAATTGCTAGAGTTGTTGGTGGAATATCACCTACATTAAACAGAATGGGTGGAGGTCAAAGAGAACCTTGCGTGTTTTATAACAATGTATTTGCAACTTTGGACGCCAATGAAGGTAATAAATGGGGTAGTAACCAGTGGGTTGATCAAGGTAAAGCTATTTTGCAACCTATTTCGCTTGCTGAAAACACTATAGGTAGGCAACCACAGAACGTTGGCAATGGTGATGGGTTTACGGTGGGCGATCCAATGTATACGCTGAACGCTACTGGTGTGCATGGGGTGGCGCAACCGATACCTTTAGACTTACGCAACGCCACACAATCAAAAATCATTCACGGAACGCAAGACCCATGCGTTCCAGATATTGCATTTGCACAAGGTAGGAATAATGGAGCAGAGAACGTTCTGGTGCAATCAATGTCTGTCCGTAGGTTAACCCCTGTAGAGTGTGAAAGGCTACAGGGATTTCCTGATGGATATACAGACATACAGCCCAACGGCAAGCCAACGGCTGACGGGTCGCGATACAAGGCTTTAGGCAATAGTATGGCTGTGCCTGTGATGAAATGGATAGGTGAGCGTATTAAAAAAGTTGATTTAATAAAGGTGCGGGCATGAATGAAACAGTTTACTTTGACATTGTTGATAAGCGAATCGTATGCAAAGAATGCAGTACGCAAGAGTGTGTAACATTTCCTGTAGATGCCAATCTACTGCGAGCCCAGTTTGATCTATTTGCGCGTAATCACATAGGGTGCGTGCGTAACCTGTACCGACCACTGGCTGATTGATTACAATGATTTTTCAGATAACCCAAGAGCATATAAAGGATAACAATCTTTTGTTTACAAAAGTGGGTTGGTGGTGCTATAAATCAAATGAATCACAAATTTTACATGTAAGAGAAACAAGAGCTGAAGTACAACAAATAGTATTTTATTTACAAACGGAGAAACCAAAATGAAAAAATTATTAGCAATCATTCTTATGACATTTTCAGTAAGTGCTTTTGCTTACTGCACAACTCAGGTTATATTTGCTGGGGGTAAAACTATTGTTTGCTCAACTTGTTGTACAGGAAACGTTTGCACAACAACCTGCACATAGTTGTTATAATGTCAATAACAAGGAGATTACAAAATGAAAAAATGTACGGACAACGGTAATCGTGTAAAGGCTGCGGTTAAAGCTGCAGGAAAAAAGCCAATGGGTAAAAAGCCTGCAGACAAAATGCCTGCGGACAAAAAGACAAAATATTAAGGTGATCATATGAAAGGTTTGTATGCGAACATTAAAGCAAAGAAAGACCGCATTAAGGCGGGTTCAGGCGAGAAAATGAACAAGGTAGGTAGCAAGAATGCACCGACGGCTAAAGATTTTAAGACTGCTGCAAAGACTGCTAAAAAGAAATAAGCATGACGCTTGAAGAGTATTTGCAACAGTTACTTCCTGCACAACAGCCTGTTTATCAACCGACTGCTGTCCAAGGATTACTGACGCCAAGGCAAGACGAGGTTACTGCGTATGACCCATCATTTCGCAGGCAAGGCTCAGACGCCACACAAGGGCTACTAGAGAGCATAGGAATGGATAGGGGATACTCACGCAGGGTAGCCCAGAATTTATTGGGTGGCGAGAGTAGCGTCATGCCCGGCGGTATCGGCATTGCGGACTTTGTGCCATTTGTGGGCTATGGTTTAGGCGCAGGTGAATCGATAGAAGGCGTAGGGCAAGCCAAGAAAGACTTTGAGGCGGGGAACTATGGCTCTGCGGCATTGAATTATGCGCTGTCTAGCTTGGGTTTATTACCTGCGGTCGGTGCGGCTACGGCTTTTCATGGTACGCCAAACAAGGTTGTAGACAAGTTTAATCTTGATAAAGTTGGTACGGGTGAGGGCGCACAAGCCTATGGCCATGGTATTTACTTTGCTGAAAGCCCAATGGAAGCTCAAAAATATATGGGCAATTTTGATGAATTTAATACAAAAGTAAACAACGAAATATTAGATACACCTGTTTTAAAGCAAATTTTGCGATATCAAGGAAACCCAGAAAGATACATAAATTCTTTAGAACCACAAATTAAACGGCAACAAGAGATTTTAAAAAATGCAAGTAAAGAAGAAATAATGCCAGGATTGTCTGATTTTGACATCGCAAACATGGAATTAAATTCAATATTAAAAAATGTAGAAGAAGCTAAAAGTTATATTGGCAAAGACATTAAAAGCGTTCCTGTTGGAAACTTTTACAAAGTTGATATACCAGACGCAGATATACCTAAAATGCTAGATTGGGATAAATCGTTTAACCAGCAAACGCCTGAAGTGCGATCAGCATTCAATAAATTGTACTCAGACCCTAAAATTGCTGATTCTGATAATGCGGACTGGTTTAAGAATATAGACAAAGACCAAGCAAGCATGAGTGGAATGTATAGCAATTTAGCAACAAGCGACAATCTCAAAGGCGCGAAAGATGTGTCACGGTTATTGTCACAAGAAGGCGTAACAGGTGTTAGATACTTAGATGAAGGCAGTCGCGGTGCGGGCAAAGGCACATCAAACTTTGTTACGTTTAACCCTGAAGAGGTTAAGATACTAGAAGAGAACGGCATCAACTACGATGAATTGATGAAAAGTGGTTTACTAGGAAGTAATGTACCAAGCAATGCAACTAATAAAGCTATTAGAAACGCAGATGATCAGCCATACGTTTCATATTTTAAACATCAAGACGAAATTTTAACTGAAATGGGTGACATTGAATATGGAGATCCCTACGTTTTAATTGATAAAGTGTATGTGCCTGATGATATGCGAAAACAAGGAATCGGTAGAAAAATATTAAGAGAAAATTTACATGAAATGCAAAAAGAATATCCTGGTTTACCTATAAAACTAGCAGCTTACCCAGACGCAAATACAATTAGCATGGACGATTTAGTAAAGTTTTATAAAAAAGAAAATTTTTATATTGATGAAGTGTTTGGCGATTCTGTAATAATGGAATTTGGTGGCATAATTAACAAATAAAATTAAGTTTAATTTAACTCGATGACCCGTTAGGAGTCGAAATGAAGCAAGAAATAGTACATAAGTCTATTGCGGACTTAATTCCTTATGCAAACAATGCTCGAACGCATAGTGACACACAAGTAGCGCAAATAGCAGCAAGCATAAAAGAGTTTGGGTTTACTAACCCAATACTATTAGACGGTTCAAACGGAATCATTGCAGGGCATGGCAGGCTCATGGCAGTACGTAAGCTAGGTATGGACACCGTGCCTTGCATAGAGCTATCACACCTAAGCGACAAACAAAGAAAAGCCTATATCCTTGCGGACAATCGCTTGGCTATGAATAGTGGCTGGGATACACAATTGTTAACGCTAGAGCTAAAAGGGCTAGATGACGAAGGCTTTGACTTAGAGATGCTAGGTTTTGATGCAGATGAGTTAAGTGAATTAATGTCAGATGTTAATTTTGACCCTGCTACAGAAGATGAACAAGGAAAATTAGATGAGTTAGACCCAAAATGGATAATTTGCCCTAAATGTGGGAGCGAATTTGATGCAAGAAAAAATTAACTTACACATTGATTGGGCTAGTCACGTATCAGCAAAATTTGCTTGTTTGAACTGGCATTACAGTCAATGCTTGCCTGTCGGCAAATTAGTTAAAGTAGGCGTTTGGGAGGATAAAAAATTTATAGGTGTAGTTTTGTTTTCTCGCGGTGCAAGCCCTACTTTAGGAAATGCTTATGATTTAAATCAAACTAAATGCTGTGAACTTACAAGAGTTGCTTTAAATAAACATTTAACACCTGTATCTAGAATATTATCAATAGCTATTAAATTTTTAAAAAACAACAACCCTAATTTAAAATTAATTGTTAGTTTTGCAGACGCTAATCAAAATCATTACGGAGGAATTTATCAAGCTAATAATTGGTTATATGCAGGAAAATCTAATCCTAAAAAAGATTACATCGGGCCTGATGGTAAAAAATACTTATCTAGGCAAATTGCAGAATCAGGTTATGTTATGCAATTTGGAAAAAAAACAAAAGCATACAAACCAAGTGAATGTTTAGCAATTCCTGTTAAAGGTAAGCACAGATATTTAATGCCGTTAGATGAAGAAATGCGTGCTAAAGTTGCATCATTAGCAAAGCCATACCCTAAGCGTGTCAAAAAGCAGGACTCTGAGAGCCCCTCGGAACTGGGCGGGGCAGTACCGACCGACACGCTCCATTTATTGCGAGGAACTAATGGCTAAGAACGGCAGACAAGGTGAAGGGGGCGGTAAGCCATTAATAGTGTTTGATGAAAAGCAAACCAACCAAGTTGAGTCACTCGCTGCTGTGTTATCAAAAACACAAATGGCTGATTATTTTGGCATAAGCCTTACAACTCTTATAGAAATTGAAAAGAGGCAACCTGAAGTATCTGAAGCCTATAAAAGGGGCAAATCAAAAGCTATTGGAAATGTAGCTAAAAACCTTATTTCACAGGCGCAAGCAGGTAATGTATCAGCAGCCATTTTTTACCTAAAGACACAAGCTGGCTGGAAAGAAACACAAGTTAACGAAATAACTGGAGCTGACGGGCAACCGTTTATAGTCAAATGGGGGCAGTAAGAGAGATAATTATCTCGTACCAGCCCAGAGCGCCTCAGATTGAGATGCATAACGCTGCGGACAAGCACCGTTTTACAGTAGTAGTCGCTCATCGAAGGGCTGGAAAAACCGTGTCGGCAATCAATGAGTTAATTAAAGCGTCAATCAATTGTGAGCTAGAACGCCCGAGAATGGCGTACATTGCGCCCACTTACGGTCAAGCTAAACGTGTCGCCTGGGACTACTTACTACACTACACACGACCACTTGGTGCTGTGGCAAACATTGCTGAGCTAAGGGTAGACTTTTGGGACAGGCGCATACAGTTATTTGGTTCAGATAACCCAGATTCATTGCGCGGACAGTACTTTGATTTAGTAGTCCTAGATGAGATAGCAGATCAGAACCCAAAGATTTGGAACGAGATTATTCGCCCAGCACTAGCTGACCGCAAAGGAAGAGCAATATTTATTGGCACACCAAAGGGGCAGAATCACTTTAAGGAGCTAAGAGACAGGGCTGAAGTTGAACCTGATTGGGCTTTACTCGAATTCAAAGCAAGTGAAACACGCATACTAGATACAGAAGAGCTAGAAGCAGCCAAGCGTGAGATGGGTGATGATAAGTACAACCAAGAATTTGAGTGTTCATTTAACGCAGCGATAGAGGGCAGTTACTACGGCAAGCTCATGAATGACCTAGATGAACAGGGTAGATTCGTTGAGATTGTGCGCGATGATCTATGCCGAACATACACTGCGTGGGACTTAGGAATGGGTGATTCAACCGCTATCTGGGTTGTCCAGGTATCAGGTCAAGAGTACAGATTCATGGACTTTATAGAGAATCACGGGGTTGGGCTTGATTGGTATGTGCGTGAATTAACAGAGCGAGGCTGGCATAAAGCTGAACACATATTGCCACATGACGTGCAAGTCAGAGAGTTAGGGACAGGGCGAAGCAGGCTAGAAGTGTTACAAGAAGCAGGACTATCTTGCACCGTTGCGCCACGACTTGGCATAGACGATGGAATACAAGCGTTTAGAAGAATGTTGCCAAACTGTTGGTTTAATATGCCACAAGTTAAGCAAGGTGTAGAATGTCTTAGAAATTACAGGCGCGAATATGACGAAAAGCGTAATATATTCTATGATAAGCCATTGCATGACTGGTCATCGCACGGGGCAGATTCTGCTAGATATTTTGCCGTCGGAGTGTTTGATATCAGTTCTTGGTCTAAACCAATTAAAATTAACACAGGTTGGGTCGTATAATGTGGTTACAACAGCAAGGCAATAAACTAGATCAATCCATATTAGACCGATTAATAGAAAGAATAGAGAAGCTAGAGGAAAAGATTAAACTGTTAGAACGCAAGCGTATCAATCAAAAGGATACAAAGAATGTCATCTGAAATGAAACTTAAAGCGATTATTGATTCAGAAATTGATAACGCGATTGGGTATCTTGAAAGCGAAACAACGCTAGACCGAGCTAAAGCTCTTGAGTTTTATCTTCGCCAACCTTATGGTAATGAGGTAGAGGGTCGCTCACAAGTAGTAACGGGCGAGGTTGCTGAGTCAATTGATGGCGCATTGCCAAGTTTAGTGCGGGTGTTTACACAATCAGATGATATTGTGCGCTTTGAACCAAAAGCTCCAGGCGATGAAGAGGGCGCAAAGCAAGCAACAGAGTATGCAAACTGGGTGTTCTATGCACAGAATTCAGGATTCACAATACTGCACGACTGGTTCAAAGATGCTTTGATGCAAAAGGTTGGTGTCATCAAAGCGTACTGGGACACAAAGGTAGACGTTACAAAAGAGACCTATGAAAATTTAACAGACGATGAACTGATGATTTTATTGTCAGACGATTCGCTAGATGTTGTTGAGCAAGACACTACTGAGATTGAGGGTCAAGTTGACGAAATGGGTCAACCTATGATGTTTAGATCACACAACATTGTCGTAAGTAAAAAAACAAGCCGAGGCTCAGTTAAGATTGAAAACGTGCCTCCCGAGGAATTTCTTATAAGTAAGCGTGCAAGAAATATTGAAGATTCGCCATTTATTGCACACCGAAAATTGCTTCCACGTTCGGATTTAATAGCAATGGGTTTTGACCCTGAAGTCGTTGATAGATTATCGGCTTTTGACGAACTTAGTTTTACATCGGAACGATTGGCACGGTACTCACGTGGTGAGCAACCGTTTCAGCAGGCAAGTATTGACAGAGCAATGCAAGAAATTGAAGTATATGAATGTTACATAAAAGCCGATATTGATGACGATGGAATAGCAGAATTGCGCCAAGTATTTTATGCGGGTTCAGACATTCTAAGTGATATCGAAACGGATTATGTGCCTTTTCATTCACTATGCCCAATACCCATCCCGCACAAGTTTTTCGGTGAGTCTATGGCTGATCGCACGATGGACATTCAGCTAATCAAATCAACAGTTGTGCGCCAAATGTTGGACAACTTATATCTGAGCAACAACGGGCGAATGGGTGTGGTAGAAGGTCAAGTTAATCTTGACGACATGCTTTCGGTAACGCCTGGCGGTGTGATTCGCATGAAGAATCCAAACGCTATTGTGCCAATTGTTGTTCCACAGGTTGCTGGTCAAGCGTTCCCAATGCTAGAGTATTTAGACAATCAGCAAAGTAAGCGAACAGGTATTTCTGAGGCGCAACAAGGGTTAAATCCCGATGTGTTGCAAAACGTTACAGCGGCAGCAGTTGCGGCTGCCTCACAAGCAGCGGGTGGCAAGATAGAGTTAATCGCTCGTATATTTGCCGAGACTGGTGTCAAAAGCCTATTCGTTGGCATCTTGCAACTAGTGTGTAAGTATCAGGACAAGCCAACTATCATTCGGTTGCGCGGGAAATACGTTCCTATTGACCCAAGATTGTGGTCGAACCAATATGATCTATCAATAAACGTTGGGCTTGGCACAGGCAACAGGCAAGAACAGATGGCGATGTTGCAGATGGTTTTATCTAAGCAAGAAACGATTATCCAACAATACGGGCCAAGTAATCCACTTTGTTCGGTAGGGCAGTACCGTGCAACTTTGGGTAGATTTATAGAGGCAGCAGGGTTCACGGACTCAGCAGAATTCTTTAAAGAGGTGACGCCAGAGGTAGACGCACAGTTAGCACAGCCACAAGAGCCAAAGCAAGACCCAGCAATGCAAGCGTTACTACAACAGGCGCAAGCACAATTGCAAATTGCACAACAAAAAGCGGTTGCTGATATTGAAGCAAGGCAAATGAAAGCACAGGCTGATATTCAGTTAGAGCGCGAAAAGGCAACGGTTGATATTCAGATACAGCGCGAGAAGTTGGCAGCGGAGTTACAAATGCAACGTGAAAAGTACGCGCTTGAGTTACAATTTAGACAGCAAGAATTACAGGCTGAGATTGCCCTTAAACAAATTAAACTAGGTGCTGACATAACCAGCGATGTGAGGATACCAGGGTGAGTGGAAATCAACAATTAGATTCGCAATTAATGGCGTCGTTGCAATCAAACATGCAACAGCCTATGCAACAACCTTTGCAACAAATGCAACAATCAATGCAACCGATGCAACAATTTGGACAGCAACAAAGCGCATACAACCCGTTCGATGCTATTGCCCAGATGCAACGTCAACCGATGCAACAACCAGTGATGAATCCATTTTTTGGTGGTCAAATACCCATGAACTTTGGTTTACCTGAGGCATCACGTATACCCGCAGACTTTCAATCTGCGTTACAAAACTTTAAACGTGGTACTCCTCCTCCTCCTGTTGATAATTCCATGGGTGCAGTTTTTGATTCTGGGAATGTTTACGGTGGAAATTTTAACGGTGGAAACGGTAACGATTAATGGACAAGGCACAATTATCAATCAATTTACTGCGCGATGAGTTTTTCATGGGTGAAATGAAAGCGATTAAAGATAATTGTTTACAGCAAATTGTTAACAGTAACGAATCAGATATAAACGTGCGTGAAGATTATTACCGAATACATAAGCAGATAGATTTGGTTATATCCCACTTTCAATCGTTAGCGGATAGCAAGCAGATTGATAGCAAGAGATGGAAGATATTTTAAGAATTGCTGACTTATCAGCACACCGAGCTAAACGGATTTTTGGCAGTAGGGGTTTAAGATGAGCGAAAACATGACACCCGATTCGGGTAATGGTACGCTGACGGTAGATAGTGCCGCTGGTGCGATGCTTGGTTTGATGGGCGGTGATGACTCGCAAGAGCAACAGGTAGCCGAACATGAAAGCGAAGAGATTGCAACTGAGTCTGGGGTTCAAGAGTATGCAACCGATGACAGCGAAGAGGAAGAGGGCGAACAAGTTGAGCAACCAAAATATCGCGTCAGAGTTTCGGGCGAAGATATAGAGGTCACGCAAGACGAATTAGTCCGAGGATATCAACGCGAGGCAGACTACACAAAGAAAACCCAAGCACTTGCAGAAGCGCGTAAATCTCTGGATACGGAGAAAGCGGGCGTAGAGCAAGCAAAAGGATTAAGAGATACATACGCGCAACGTTTAGGAATGATTGAGCAGATGCTCACAAACCAAAACAAAGCCGAGAATCTTGATGAGTTAAAAGATATAGACCCGATTGGGTATGCTGTAAAAGTAGCAGAGCTGTCACAGCGCAAAGATCAATTGCAAGCTATTCAATTCGAACGTCAACGCATTGCCGAACAGCAACAAGCGGAACACAAAGAAATGATTGGCAAACATGTTGCGCTAGAGGCTGAGAAGTTATCTGCTTACATACCTGAATTTTTAGACCCTGAAAAAGGCGAAACAGTCCGCAAAGACATTCGTAATTTTGCTAAGTCTATTGGGTGGACAGATCAAGAGTTGGCTAGTGTTTATGATTCTCGAGCTGTTATGACACTTTACAAAGCAATGCAGTACGACAAGTTAATAGCATCAAAACCGGGTATGCAAAAGAAAGTTTCTCAAGCACCCAAAATGCTAAAAGCAGGCGTATCACAAGGCAAAGGGGCGTCAGAACAGAGTAAAGCAAACATGCAACAATTGCGACGCACAGGCAGGGTTGCCGATGCCGCTAACGTTTTTGAACAATTCATATAAGGATTTATCATGCCTACATTTACCGCACACACTGCCATTGGGCAACGTGAAGATTTAAGCGATGTTATTTATAACATTTCACCAACCGAGACACCACTTTTAAATACGCTGGCACGTGGCAAAGCTACTGCCGTCTATCACGAGTGGCAGACTGACAGCCTTACTGCTGTCAACACATCTAACGCAGCAGTTGAGGGTGCAGACGCATCTTCAGCCACTTTGTCACCAACAGTTCGCCTAGGTAACTATTGCCAAATTGTGCAAAAGACTATTCAAGTCTCTGGCACGCTTGACTCGGTTAACAAGGCTGGTCGCAAGAGTGAAAAAGCATACCAACTTGCCCGTGCTTCTAGCGAGTTAAAGCGTGACATCGAGGGCATTCTTTGCTCAAACCAAGCAAGCTCGGCAGGCTCTAGCAGTGTTGCTCGCAAGCTAGGTTCTGTATTGGCTTGGCTTGACAGCAATACATCGGTTGGTACTGACGGTGCTGACCCTACTACTATTGGCTCAACTACTCGTACAGATGGCACAGTCCGAGAGTTTACTGAAACACTGTTAAAAACTGTTATTGCAAGCGTTTACGTTAACGGTGGCATGCCTAAAGTTTTAATGGTTGGCGCAGCAGGTAAGCAGAAAGTATCAACCTTTGCTGGTATCGCTCAGCAACGATACATGGCCCCAGCCGATGCACCAACGACTATCATTGGCGCAGCGGATATTTATTTGTCAGACTTCGGTTCAGTTTCTGTCGTACCTAACAGGTTCATGCGTGTGCGTGACGCTTTGGTGCTAGACCCTGAGTACGCAGCAGTTGCTTACTTACGCCCATTCGCTACAAATGAATTGGCAAAGACTGGTGACAGCGAAAAGACTCAGATTCTTGCTGAGTTAACCTTAGAAATGCGTAACGAAGCTGCACATGGTGGCGTGTTTGATTTAGACATGGCGCTTTAACCTTAAGATGGGCGGGGGGAAACTCTCGCCCTAATTAAAATATGAACAAAATATTAAATGTTGATGAATTTGCAGGTAGACACACCGTTGCCCATTCAGATGGCGATGGTGGTTTAATACTAGAAACAAAACAAGATGTTAGCCATATAATTGAGGCTAACAAATTAATGTTTAATCAAGTAAAATCACAAGATAAGTACGGTGATATGACGCACGTTGCTCGGTTGCCATTGACAGTAATAGATGACTTAAACCGCAAAGGTATTATGCGTGGGTTTGCTGTTATTAATGAACCTAAAATGAAGTTGTTTTTAAATGACCCTGATAATCGTTTCTTTAGAACAAGACCTGGTAGAGTTTAATTTTATGGAAATACTATGGGCATAACGAACTACACAGACTTACAGTCTACGATTGCGAGTTACCTTGCGCGTTCTGATTTGACTGCTCAGATACCTGACTTTATACGATTAGCAGAAGTGCGCCTTAGACGTGATATACGGATACGGCAAATGCTAAATTCTTCGACCACCACGACTACTGGTGGAGATGACACAATATCGTTGCCGATTGATTTTTTAGAGTTGCGTGATCTATTTGTTGTCACCAACCCAATACGTGATTTGAAATATTTATCACCTAGCATATTTTCTAGAAATGGGCGCGTAACCGAATCAGGTTTGCCTGTTTTTTATACTATCATTGCAAACGAGTTTAAGTTTGCACCAACTCCTGATGCTGAATACACAGTACAAATGTTGTATTACGCATCTCCAAGCTATTTAACAGATACAAATCAAAGCAATGTTTTTCTTGCTTACTGTCCAGATTTATTACTATATGGAGCTTTAATTGAAGCAGAACCATATTTAATGAATGATGCCCGAATTCAACTGTGGGCTGGAATGTATGATCGTGGATTATCATCACTAACAAGTGCCGATGATTCATCTGAGCATAGTGCTGTCCCATTAACAATGACTTTATCCGCGAGGTAATTATGGCTGCAATGTCGAACTTCCTAGAAAACGCTTTAATCAATGCTACTCTGCGTAACACCACTTACACAAGCCCTGCTGTTGTGTACGTTGGTTTATACATTACTGACCCAACAGATGCAAATACTGGTACGCAAGTAACTGGTGGTTCTTATGCACGACAAGCAGCAACGTTTGGTGCGCCAGCAGACGGTGGTTCTACCACTACTGCTGATATTACATTTCCTACTGCAACGGCTGATTGGGGAACTATTCCTTACTTCGCTATATTTGATGCCGTATCGGCTGGCAATATGCTGTATCACGGTGAGCTTAACAATAGCAAAACCATACAGACTGGCGACATCTTAAAAATTGAGACAGGTAACTTAACAGTAACCTTAGCTTAAAGGTAATGAAATGGCTATCAATATTGCAGACCGAGTTAAAGAAACGAGCGTTACTAACGGCACAGGTTCAGTAACGCTTGGCGGTGCTGTAACTGGCTACCAGTCATTTGCAACAATTGGAAACGGCAACGAGTGTTATTACACGATTGTTAATGTAGCTGTTGCAACTGAATGGGAAGTTGGGATTGGTACATACATATCTGCGGGTACTTTACTATTGCGCAACACGGTACTATCGTCATCTAATGCTGGTGCGCTAGTATCGTTTTCTGCTGGCAACAAAGAAGTGTTTGTAACTTACCCTGCTCAACAAGCTGTAACCCAAGCAGGATTATTGTTAGATATCGGCACAGACCCGAACCAGATACCACTGAATCAGTTTTTAGGCACAATGGCTTATCAAGATTTACCTAATGTTGAGCTATCTTTGCGCCCAACGATTCCACTGACAACGCCATCGGTTCAAGATGTGATTGATGCCTTGATTGCGCTTGGTCTTGTTACGCAGGCGGATTAAAAATGTCATTTAAAGATATCGACAAACAAATACACTTTTTTAGCGGTCTAGCCTTATGCCTAGCTGTAGCTCTATTCTTTGGTGCATACGCTGGATTAGCTGTGGCTGTACTAGCGGGTCTTGGCAAAGAGGTATACGACAACTATGGGCGTGGTGCACCTGACATTTACGATGCTGTAGCAACGGCAGTTGGCGGTGCGCTTGGCTTTGTACTAATAATGATTGCGGAGGCTCTATGAGCATTAAAAACAATTTCCCAAACGTGCGACCATCTCTTACGGTTGACTTTAGAAACTCAGAAACAGTAGACCCGCGCATCGTAACCGCACGAGCAAGTACAGCGACGTACACAGACAAGTTTGGTATTATCAAGACTGCTGTCGCTAATGAGCCGAGGATTACTTTTGATGCTGTGACAGGTGAATGTTTAGGGTTGATGCGGGAAGCGCAGAGGACTAATCTAGTATTAAGGAGTGAGGAGTTTGATAATGCAAGTTGGGGTAAATCAGGAACTACAGTTACACCAAACGTAATTATTGCCCCTGATGGTACGTTAACTACCGACAAATTAATTGAAACTGCAACAACAGGATTTCATTCAATTAATCAAATGGCTGGAACTGTTGGTGTTGCAAAAGTTTTTTCAATTTATGCTAAATATGCTGAAAGACAAAGTATTGTATTGGGTGTTGTTGGAATATTAGCGATTAGCTATAACTTAACAAATGGCGCAATTACTATTATTGTTGGTGGTGCAAGTGTGCTTGCTAGTGGCGTAGAAGTAGCTGGCAACGGGTGGTATAGATGCTGGTTCTCTACAACAGCAGTTAAATTCCAAGTTTTCCCTGCTATTGGTTCAACTTACAATTATGCTGGAAACGGCACTTCAGGCATCTACCTATGGGGCGCACAACTCGAAGCAGGCTCTTACCCATCTTCCTACATCGAAACCGAAGCCTCTCAAGTTACCCGTGCGGCAGACGCTTTCACGCTCTCAGGCGCAAACTTTACCCAATGGTATAACCAAAGCGGTCAAGGCACACTTGTAGCAGACGTAGACACACCTGAATCAGGCATCATTGTCACAGCGGGTACTGCTAACCTTCGTGCGCCTGTTATCGCTGACCGTTCTTACGGCTTACCCTTTTATCCAACGGCTACCACTTCACTAACTTTAGGTGTTGGTACACATAAGAAACTAAGCTACTACCCTGCCGATGTTGAGTACAGAAACCTGATCACACTTGTCAATGCACCGTCTAATGCTTTCGTGATGACCGTGTTTATCAGTGCAGACGGTGGTACATTCCAATGGCCTAATCGCACGGGTACTCGTGACGCAGTTATTAATTGGGGTGATGGTACTAGTGTTACATCTACAGGCGACTTGACTGCTAAGACTTATGCGCTTGCGGGTTATTACGATATCAGTGTGACGGGTACATACACAGCACCATTCTTTAATAATGGTGGTGACAGGCTTAAATGCGTTGATGTTCGTCAATGGGGTAGCGTTACGGGTATGACTACTTGGAATGCATCCTTTAGGGGTTGTAATAATTTAGTTGGGACAGCTACTGACGCACCTGTTTTAATTGGCGCGGTAAATAGTATGTTTGAAGGCTGTACAGTATTTAACGGTGCTATTGGTAACTGGAATACAAGTGCAGTTACTACTATGGCTACTATGTTCCAAATCGCGCCAGCATTTAACCAAGACATCGGTTCGTGGAACACAAGTGCAGTTACTAGTATGATTAGTATGTTCAACACTGCATCAGCATTTAACCAATACATTGGTAACTGGAACACAGGCGCAGTTACTAGTATGATTAGTATGTTCCTAAGCGCGACAGCATTTAATCAAAACATTGGTTCGTGGAATACAAGTGCAGTTACTAATATGACTAATATGTTCCTAAGCGCGACAGCATTTAACAACGGCGGAAGTGCAAGTATTAACAACTGGAACACAGGTGCAGTTACTGCTATGCAAGGTATGTTCAGCAGTGCATCATCGTTTAACCAAAACATCGGTTCGTGGAACACAGGTGCAGTTACTAGTATGGCTAATATGTTCCAAAGTGCGACAGCATTTAACCAAGACATCGGTTCTTGGAACACAAGTGCAGTTACTAGTATGCAAACTATGTTTAACACTGCATCAGCATTTAACAACGGTGGTAGTGCAACTATAAACAACTGGAACACAGGTGCAGTTACTAGTATGTCCTTTATGTTCCAAGGTGCAACAGTATTTAATCAGAACATTGGTTCTTGGAACACAGGTGCAGTTACTAATATGCAAAGTATGTTCAACGCTGCATCAGCATTTAACCAAAACATTGGTTCTTGGAACACGGGTGCAGTTACTGTTATGGCTAATATGTTCCTAAGCGCGACAGCATTTAATCAAGACTTATCTGTTTGGGTTACAGGTCTAACAGCACAGCCAATTAACTTCTCAACAAGCGCAAACGCTACTTTCGCTAACAACGCTAATGGGCTTAAGCCATACCTCTCGGGTGGCGTAATTCAAATCAACACATAAGGACATGACATGCAAGATTTTTACCTAAAATTTGTTGACGAAGAGCAAGCACAAGAGGTGCTCTACACTAAAGTAGTAGACGAGTGGAGCGAGCCTGAAGACCCTGAGGTTGAGCCTATCCCTTTGCGTTGGCATTATGTGCCGAACTATGTAAACATTGACACGATTGGTGTGAGCTACGAGCCTGCGCCTGACCCCGTGCCAGAGCCACCACCAGAGCCTGTACCTTACGATGGTTGGTTTGTAAATGTTAGGGTAGTTAGCGAAGACCCAGAGCCATTGTTACTGTTTAGTATCGACCCACAACCATACCAAATTAGAATTTGGGCTTAAACAATGTTAGGTTTCTCGCCATTATCAACCTACCCAATATCAACAGTACCTTTGCAGGATAAGGTAAGTGCATTTGCATCAGGTGTTGCTAGTGTTAATTCTCTAGCAAACGCAAGATTTTTAATGAGTGGCGACTCACAAGTGGTTGCTTCTATTGATTTAAATGTCAGAAAAACGATGATAATCGTTGCTACAGCAACCGCAAATGCACAGGTTGATCTTAATGCTTTACGTACTACATTCTCAATCGGTGATATAAGCTCTGTTGCTGTCGTATTTATAGACGCAAATAGGTTTGCTTTTGATAATGCATCTGTTTCAGCTAGTGCGACAGTGGACGGTGATAGTATTAGGCTACGACTTGTTGCGTCATCGGTCAACGGTACGGCTACAATAGTGGCGCAACCCAGTGCAATATTCACATTTGTATCAGACATAAACGGTATTGCCGTTGCTGATTTGACACCTAATATCATAGCTTCTGCGGGTGCTAATATCAATGGTAATGCGGTCTATGTAATCAACGCTGAACTTGTTGGCGAAAATTGGTCAGTTGTGCCACAAGGTGAAAATATATGGCTACGAAGAGGTTAGTGTTAGGCGAGTGGTTGCCAGACCAGCCAGGTTTAACTGGTGCGATTACAAAAGCATTCAACGTTATCCCACTTTTAAACGGTTATGGACAACTGCCGTCTATAAAAGCGTTTTCAGACAATGCAAGCGAGCCTTTGACTAATGTTGTTGCAGGAAAGTTTGGTGACACAGTCCAGTTATTCGCCACGAGTGAAACAAAGATTTTTAAATACGACCCTAATGATTTAAGTTTAAATGATGTTTCAAAAGCGGGTGGGTATACCGCATCAAGTGGTTGGAATTTTACACAGTATGGAAAATCTTTGATCGGTGCAAACGGTTCAAACGTTTTACAGTATTGGGAGCTAGGCGTATCTACTGCTTGGGCAGATGTGTCAGAAAGCGCACCAATTGCTAGTTTTGTAACCGTTGTGCGTGACTTTGTGGTAGCAGCGAACAACAGTAGTAACCCTAATCGCGTGTTTTGGTCGGATATAAACGATGAAACAAATTGGGTTTCTGGTGCAACGTCACAATCTGATTTTCAAGATTTACCCGATGGCGGCAATATCCAGGGCGTAACGGGTGGCGAATTTGGGATAGTGTTCTTAGAGCGTTCAATCTATAGAATGAGCTATCAGGGTTCACCATTATTTTTCCAATTTGATGCTATTTCAAGAACGCTAGGTTGCTATGAGCCGAATTCTATTGTGCAACAAGGTGCAAGAACGTTCTTTTTGTCAGACGATGGATTTTACGTATGCGATGGTCAAACAGTTACTGCAATCGGTGCTGAAAAAGTAGATCGATGGTTTTTTGAAGATGTCAGTGAAGGTTCATTAGATAAGATGTCGGCTGCAATTGACCCTGAACGCCATTTAATTGTGTGGTGTTACCCGAATGCAAACGCCACTCAAACCATTTTATTTTACAACTGGCAAACAGGGAAATGGTCGTTTGGAATTACAGCCGCTGATTACATAGCTACTGCCTCAACTGTTGGAACTACACTAGAACAACTTGATATCTACACAAGTTTAGAGGGTATACCCGCATCGCTTGATTCTCGGCTATGGGCTGGTGGAAAGCCTCTATTTGCGGGTACTAGTGGCTCACAAATTATTTTATTCGGTGGCGTAGCAAGATCAGCAGAAATCGAAACAGGAGATATTGAGGAAGGTAGTCAATCAATCGTAAAGTTAGCATACCCGCAAGTTGATGGTGGCTCTGCAAGCGTAGCTGTTGCATCAAGATTTAGATTAGATAACTCTATAGTTTACACGACTGATATAAATGCAGATGATGAAAATAGAGTTTCATTGCGAAGCATTGGTAAATATCACAGACTTCTAATTAAGCCTACAGGTGATTGGCAAACAATTATGGCTGTTGATATTGAAATACAGCCAGTGAGTAGTCGATAATGTTTAGACGCTTGCCACAGCAAGGCGGTCAACCTAGAGACATTTCTGAGGTTGTGAACGGCATAATCGATGGCAAAACAAACAACACGGGTTCAGTAACGTTAGCAACAGGTAACACAACAATTTTGACAGACGAGCGCATAAGTCCAAGCAGTAAGATTGTGTTAATTCCAAAGACGTCAGATTCTGCGGGTGCAACTGGCGTCTACGTATCAGTTCAAACATTTGGTTCAGCAACTATATCGGATATAGGTAATGTTTCAACTAATAAAATTTATGATTATATTGTGGTAGGTTGATGTTTACATACATACAGCCTAAAGATGTAAGATCTAATTGGGCTTTTGTAAAAAAAGGGCTTGAACATATTTTACGCAAATCTCCTGAGTCTTGGATACCAGAGGATATTTACGCAAGCTGTGTTAACAATACTGCAGTGTTGTGGTTGGCTATGGAAAACGACAAACCGATAGGTTTTGTTGTTGGTTATAGAGAAGGCGATGCTTTCCATATATGGTGCGCCCACGGAAATTTAGGTGGAAAACTAGCAGAATGGTTTAAAATGGTTGAAAGCATAGCAAAAAGCATGGAATGTAAGCAAATTACTTTTGCATCGTGGCGACCTGCATGGAACAAGGTTGCCGTTGAGTTGGGTTTTAAGACCCGAAGCTGGATTAAGGAGTTATAGATATGTCAATGGGCGGCGGTGGTGGCGGTAGTGGCAAACAAACAGTCACAACGGAACTTGACCCGATGGTTAAGCCTTTTGTTGAATTCGGTTTAAACGAATCACAACGATTATATGATACGGGTGGCCCGAGTTTTTTCCCTGGGCAAACATACGTTGGCCCGTCATCGCAAACTCAGCAAGGTTTGCAGATGGCGCAAGACCGAGCTTTAGCGGGTAGCCCTCTTTTACGAGGAGCTCAACAAACAGTTGGCTCATTGCAAACGGCAACAAATCCCGCATTAGGTGGGTTTGCAGACGTATATAACCGCGCAGGCAATAATCCTGCAATGGGTATGACTAACCAAACGGCTCAAGGCGCGTATTTGGGTGGCAATCCATTCTTTCAGGGCGCATTTCAACCCGCAGCGCGTGCAGCGCAGGATACGTTTAACCAAGGTATTCAGGGCGTATCAAGTCAAGCCTCAAGAGCAGGTCGATATGGCTCGGGTGCAATGGGGCAATTAGAAGATAGAGCATCTAATCAATTTGCACAGTCGTTATCTGACACGGCAGGAAAACTAGCTTATCAAAACTACGGTCAAGAACGAGGGTTGCAAGAGAATGCGATTCAAAATCTTGGTGCGCTATCAAATCAAGGATTACAGACGCAACTTGCAGCGACATCGGGGCTAGGTCAAACGGCATCAAACGATTTTGCACGACAGCTACAAGCTGCGGGCATGTCACCTGATATGGCTTCGCAAGATTATGCTGACATTCAGAGACTTATTGATCTTGGGCAGACGCAAGAGAATTACCAGCAACTTGCTTTGGGTGACGCGATGCAACGATTTAACTTTGAGCAGAACGCACCTTACGCTGGTTTGCAAACGTTCTTATCAGCAGCGTATGGTGCGCCTATGGGCAGTCAGGTGTCACAACCCATCTATAACAACCAGTTAGGTGGCGCGGTATCAGGTGGGCTGTTAGGCGCAGGGCTGGGCACTAGAATGGCAGGTAAGGATGGCAATCAACTAGGATATGGGGCAGGTGGCGCTGCTCTAGGCGCGTTAGCAGGAGCATTCGCATAATGAGCGGAATGGAACCTTTACTGATCGGTGCAGCGTTGGGCGCAGGAGTGGGCGGTGCTACCGCTAGTTTGTCGGGTGGCAATGTGTTACAGGGTGCGCTTATGGGCGGTTTAACGGGTGGCGCAACGGGCGGTTTAGGTGGCCTAGGGGCGGGCGGTGCAGCAGGAGGTGCAACCGCATCGGGCGCAGGTTCAGCACTAGGTGGCGCGGGCGCACTAGCATTCCCCGTTTCTGCTGGCACATCATTTGCAACACCTTTAGCAACAGGGCTCACAAGTGGTGCTGGTAGTATTGCACTTAACCCTGCATTAAGTAGTTTCATGCCATCTATTCCGGCTGCGATCAATCAAGTGCCAATGGGTGCAATGCCGTTTCAGATAGGCACTGTACCAAGTGGTCTTGGTCCAACAATGAGCGCTGGGCTAACAGGTGTTATGCAAGGGGCTACGGAAGTGGCAAGCCCTGGCATGATGGATAGTTTTATAAAATACGGTGATGTTGCAAAGCAGATGATGCCAAAGCAACAACAAAAACAAGGTCAACAGTTAACACCTGGTAGGATTCGTCAAGGTCAGGCGGTGAACATGACAGCCCCTTACGCGAGTCTATTACAAGAGCAGATGGCGATGCAACAACCACGCCGTCGGCTGTCTTTACTGTGAGAATATAAAATGGCTAATTATTTAGAAAGTTTGCTCGGCGAAGATGAATTACAACAAGCAAAAAACCAAGCCTTAAGCTCTGGGTTAATGCAAGCGGGATTTGCTGGCCTGTTAGGTAGTGGGCCATCTTTATTACCTACAAGTGCCGGGCAAGCGATTGGGCAAGCTGGGCTTGCTGGAATGAGCGCATATGACAGCGCATTAGATCAAGCAAAGCAAGATATAAGTCAAAAATCAATTCAAGGCATAATCAGTGGGACTTTAAGCGGGTCGGGTAATAATGTGGCAAACACTGAAAACATGGCTGATAAATTTACTAAGTTAGCTGAAAGGTTTGCACCAATTGACCCAACAAAATCAAAACTTTATTATGATTTGGCTGAACAATCTCGTGGAAAATCAGAAAAATTTACAGGTAATTTAGCAAACTCGGCATTAGAATTATTCGGTACAGCAGACTTGGCAAAGTTAACGCCAGAGCAAAGAACGCAAGCCTCGAAATACGCTCAATCACAGGCAATGTCAACAGCAAGTGCAGGGGCAACGCGTGTAACAATGCCACCAAATACTCAAGTTGGAAGCATACCGCCTGGTTATTACTTGAAAGTTGATAATGCTACGGGAACCATGCAAATGGCGCCAATACCGGGTGGGCCTGTTGATAGTGCACAAAACAAATTAGACGCTTCTACGCAAACACAAAAAACAAGTTCAAATGTAACAAAAAATATTGTTATTCAGGATATTAACCGTGCTCTAAACATTGCAGAAACAAACCCAACGGCAACAGGCGTCATGTCAAAAGCGGCATTATTAAATCCAGAAAGCGATGCTAGCTCCCTGGTTGGAATACTTGGCTCTATCAAATCAAACATCGGTTTAGATAAAATTATGACAATGCGTGCAGAATCACCTACTGGCGCAGGCCTTGGTGGTTCTACAAGCGATAGAGATATGGCAACGGTTCAAAGTATTTACGGTCAATTAAACCCAGCAGGCGACCCAAAAGTTTTAAATTATGAGTTAATCCGTTTGAACAACGCTTACTTAGATTCAGTTCATGGTACGCCTACCCAAATACAAGGTTTGATTGATAGTGGCAAAGTTACAAAAGAAATAGGACTGGATCTTATGAAACGTCAAAATTTACCTAAAATTGGTAACAATAAAGATCAAAATCAAAAACCTTTATCTAATATTTTTAAATAAGAGGTTGTTATGGCTAATTTAGATGAAAACAATTTACTGTTAAAAATAAATGAAGCGCGTAAAGAGGGATATTCTGAAAGTGAAATTATTAACTTTTTATCCGAAAAGGACGCGCGGTTTAAAGATGCTTCTGAGCAGGGTTACAATTTAAATCAAATATCTGATTTTTTAAATCAACGTCAAAAACAAACAGAAGCTAACACTGGTCAATATAGTTACGACCCGATGCTAACAGGTCAACCCTCGCAAGAAGATACGAATAGAGGGAACCAAGCACAATCTGATTTTAGAAACGTTGCAACAACAGCTTTAAAGAATGTTCCATCATCGGCGGGTACAGCGTTAAAGGATTTAGTTAACGCTATCTCTAGCCCGTTGCAAACAGGAAAATCAATTTTAGATTTAGGCGCAGGCGCTTTGCAAAACGCATTGCCTGAAAGGCTTGTGCAAGCTGTGGGTGAAGACCCAGCATCGCGCAACGTGGCTAATCAGGTTGGCGAGTTTTATAAAAATAGATACGGTGGCACAGAAAATATTGTTAACACTATATCTCAAGACCCAGTAGGCGCGTTGGCTGATGTTTCGTCATTGTTGTACGGTGGCGGTGCTGCTTTGCGAGGCGGTGCGGGTGCAACTAATGCGTTAACCGCAGGCCGTGTTTCATTACCCGGTGTAGCCGATATAGGGCGTGAGTTAAGTAGTGCAGGTAGCATAATAGACCCATTAGCGCTTGGCGCACGTGGTGTTAGCTCAGCGGTTAAAACTGTTGGAAAAAGTGTGGCGGAGCCAATTTTAGGGCTAACCACAGGCGCTGGCAGAGAATCGGTATCACAAGCATACCAAGCTGGGCGCGAAGGTGGTGAGCGAGCTACACAATTTAGGGATAACGTAGTTGGTAGAGCTGACCAAACAGACGTGTTAGACGCAGCTAGGCAAAACTTAAGCGTTATACGTAAACAGCGTTCAGATATGTATCGTTCTGGTATGCTTGATATTAGCAAAGATACAACTCAATTAAATTTTGATGGTATTGATAACGCAGTAAAATCAGCTACAAATCGCACGCAATACAAAAATAAGATTGTAGATAAGACAGCTTCTGATGCTTTGGGAGAGGCTAGATCATTAGTTGATGAGTGGAAAACTTCAAACCCTGCTGAATTCCATACTCCAGAGGGGTTAGACGCATTAAAACAATCGGTTGGCGCTGTGTTAGAAAAATTAGAACCCAATAAAAACCCATACAACACAGTAAACCAAGTTTATAACTCTATTAAATCTGAGATAGTTAAACAAGCTCCTGTTTATTCAAAAACGATGCGGGAATACACGCAAGCGTCAGATCAAATCAGAGAGATTGAAAAAGCATTATCACTTGGCAATAAAACATCTGCTGATACTGCAATGCGAAAACTACAATCTCTCATGCGAGATAATGTAAACACTAATTTTGGTCAACGAGTTAAACTTGGAAAACAATTGGAAAGCCAAGGTGGGCAAATGATGATGCCAGCCTTAGCAGGTCAAGCATTGCAATCACCAGTTCCAAGAGGCTTACAAGGCGCTGCGGCATTACCAACAACAGCATTAGCGTTTACTGCGGGCGGTGCATTGCCAGCGATAGCTAACGCAATAGCATCATCTCCGAGAATTGTTGGAGAAGCAACCTACGGTCTTGGCGCAATGGGGAGGGGTGTAGATAGAGCTAGTAGCGCAATGCCTTTCTTATTAGACCCTGAGTTATATAATGCTTTGTATCAATCGGGTAGAATTCAAAATACATTGGAAAAATAATGGCAAAGATTAAAATCTCGCAGTTTGATACAGACCCAGCAAATAACACAGATATCGATGGAATTAACTTAGCCGAGGGTATGGCTCCCGGTCTTGTCAACAATGCTATTCGCACGTTGATGGCGCAACTAAAAAATCAGTTGACTGGCACAGACGATGATAACCGTACAATCGGTGGCAATCTTGTTGTTGATGGAACGTCAACATTAACGGGTAACTCAACCGTAGGCGGTACATTAGCAGTTACTGGTAATACCACGTTTAGTGGAACGTTAACTGTTGGTAGCAATTTAACCGCAGCAACCGCCGATATATTAGGTGTGGCGACATTAAATTCATTAGTTGTCGCCACAACCGCGGCTGTTGCTAACTTAACCGCTACCAGCGAAATATCCGCGCCTGTTGTACGCGCTACAACTAAGTTTATATTTGCCGATGGCTCAGAACAGGTAACTGCGGCAACAACAGGCTTTACTGCTGGCACGGTAATGCTATTTGTGCAAACTTCAGCGCCAACCGGTTGGGTTAAGTCTACGGCTCACGATAATAAAGCATTGCGAGTGGTTTCAGGAACAGCAGGCGCGGGTGGCTCTGTTGCATTTACTACAGCTTTTGCAAGCCAAGCGGTATTAGGTACAAACGGTTCAGTTGGTGCTACAACTTTAACAACCGCACAGATACCAAGTCACACACACACTTATAACTTAGGAAGAGAGGCACCCAATACAACAGGGTTTCTTAAAGCTGCTGGCTCTGTAGATAGCGGTTATAACGAAACATTACCCACTAACGCAACAGGCGGTGGTGGTTCACACACTCATACGGCAAGCGCATTCACAGGCACAGCAATTAACCTAGCCGTTCAATACGTTGACGTTATTATTTGCACAAAATCATAATGAAAATAGAATCTAAAGCCAATTGCCCGCTAGACAACTTCAACCCGTGTCGGCAAACAGACTGCGCTTGGTTTACCCAATTGCGCGGGAACAATCCAAACACAGGCAAAGAAATAGACGAGTGGGGTTGCGCTATTGCTTGGATACCAGTTTTACTTATTGAAAACTCTCAACAGCAAAGAAGCACGGGCGCTGCGGTGGAGTCATTTAGAAACGAGATGATAAAAGCTAACACACAAACGGCTGATCTTATTATTGCTCAACAGAAACTTTTGGGGTAATAAATGAGTCAAGAAATTTACAATATCGTCCTTGGCTTGGCAGGCACTCTTGGCGGGTGGTGGCTAAAAGTTATGTGGGAATCGCTAAAAGAATTGCAAGCTGCTGACAAAGATTTGACCGAAAAAGTCAGCCGCATCGAGATCCTCGTGGCAGGTAATTATGTTAAGCGCGAAGAATTTGACCGTGCCCTTGAAAGACTGTTTGTTAAGTTAGATAGCATTGAGCTTAAAATTGACGCTAAGGCTGACAAATGAAACTTGATGCGCAATGGTCGATGATTCTCAAGCGTGCTTGGTCTGTTAGATTTATTGCGCTAGCTGGGTTGCTAAGTGCAACCGAAGTTGTCCTACCGATGTTTGAACACGATATACCTAGAAACGTTTTTGCCGTTTTATCTTTAATATTTATAGCGAGCGCATTCATTGCTCGGGTAATTGTGCAAAAAGATTTGCTATGAAACGATCAAGCATTGCAGCTTTGTCTCTTAGTGCCGCAGCACTGGTTGGATTAGCTGTGCATGAGGGCTATCGTGAGCAGGCTTATGTTCCAGTGCAGGGTGATGTATTAACAATAGGTTTTGGTACGACAGAGGGCGTTAAATTAGGCGACAAAACAGACCCAGTAACATCTTTGCAAAGAAAGTTAAAAGATATTGAAAAGTTTGAAAACGAAATTAGGTCGTGTGTAAAAGTTCCGCTTAAACAAAACGAATTTGATGCATATTTATCATTAAGTTACAACATTGGATCAAGCGCATTTTGTCGTAGCACATTAGTTAAAAAACTTAACGCGGGCAATTATGAGGGTGCGTGTTTAGAAATATTGCGCTGGGATAAATTTAAAGGCCAAGCATTAGCAGGCTTAACCACTCGTCGTAAAGATGAATATAACAAATGCAAAGGTGATTAAATGTTTTTGTGGCTAAAGTTTAAAGTTTACATTATTGGATTATTTGGCATCATTGCAACGATGTTGTCAATTTATTTTGTTGGCAAAAGAAGCGGAGTGCAAAATGAATTCAATCGACAGTCACAAATCGACAACAAGCAGGCGCGTAAAATCGAAGATGCGGCTGATCGTGCTCGCAATGCTGACGGTGATAATGTTGACGCTATTGAACGGTTGCGCAGCGCAGGCAAACTACGAGACTAGCAGAGCAATTTGCCGAGAACTTGCGCGTGACTTGCCGACTTACAACACAAAAGATACACCCGAAACATTAGAATCGGGCGCACGGTTTATAGATGTTTTTAATGCTGTGTGTCCTAATTAATTGACATAAGTCCAAAGACCCACCCGACAATAATAATAAATATAAGCAAACCGATAACGTACAGGCTCAAGCGTTCTTCTCCTTTAGTTTTGCTTCGATAGCACGAGCAAGTTCATAACGTGCAAATCGACTCACCGTTGCGTTCACATCTTCATCTGTCAGCCCGACCCATTCGCGCTTTGGTGGTGCTGTATAAAGATCAACGCCCCCTTCAGGGTAAGATCCTTTTGGGTAAACTAAAATATGGCTATAGTCGACTGAAATAAATCCTTGCAAATCATTGCTTTCAACAGGTTCGTGGCTTTCTGCATCTGAAATTTCTTCTCCTTTAAGCACTTCTTGAATGCGGTTGTACACTTCATACCTGCCATAATTGTCTTCTTGTCTGACATCCCAGCCTGCGTAGCGCATCTCAACCTCCGCGCGTCTTAGTATTGCGTACAGCAGGTCATTGTCCTCTGCTATAGCATCGTGGATTTCCATGTAGGCATCGCATTGATCTTGCATCTGTTCCATCGCAGAGTATTCTATCGGCTCGGGAATAGGTTCGTTTTCTCTTGGTGGATGAAGAGGTTTTGTACCGATTGCGTAATGCAGGTCAGGACACGCAAGAACTTCCCATAAGTATGACAAACGCCATGTTTTGGTTTCGTTTAACCAAACCCAAATGTTTCTAGATGTGTTTTCTAACCACAAACTAAGTACAAATTGTTGTGGGTGTTTCATATTATTTCCTTACTTTTTGATTGTGTAGGAATGTTGCTCTTGCTTTTATCTTCTATCTTTGCAATTATAAGATTGCTTACATCAAAGCCATGATTTTCAATTATTCGTAGCTTTATTTTTTCAATCTGCATGTGTTCAGAGTCTGTGCCCTGATACTTATAAAGCAAATAATCAAGAAACTCCATTTCGCTTTTTAGCTTAATGCGGGTCATCTTATCCCCTGTATATAATTTAAATACCGCAGATTAACGACACGTTGTTGCTTCATGTGTTTTTCTCCTTAAGTTTGGCTTCAATCGCATCGTTCATAGTGAATCCTTTGCACAAAAATATAAGATAACCGAAAGCACTAAAACAGCACCAGTGATTGCGCCCATGTCTCCAAACAATCTGTACCCGATGTAAGTCGTTGCTAACATAGCAATTGGTATAGACGCTATTCCTAGCGCAAATTTATTGATTTTCATCTTATTCCTTTTATATGTTCCAAATATCGCAGATTAACGACACGTTGCTGCTTCATGTTCCTAGCGATTTGTAATAAGCCCATTTTTCTTGGTATTCAGGCAACTCAGAGGGTGGCACAAAGCCAAGCCGTTTAAACGTTGCCAGCACATCTGTTTTGACTGCTGGTGTATATGGTAAATGATCTTTTGGGTAAGTTAACATTTGGTTTCTCCAGTTATTTAAGTTTGTATCTATCACGGCATGGCGCACAAGCACCATCTATTAACCGACCTGCCCATTCTTCGCACAAGTCGCAGTCACCCTCAGTGCCCGGGTCTAACTTTGCGGCATTGCTGATTTGCTTAACTTTTGCATCAATTGCAAGCTGAGTGCGGTCATTGGTTATGTCTACGTCATCGCTCATCAGACAAAACACGCTAGGAGAAGCGTCAGGAACGCGCAGGAAGCCACACAGTAAGCCAGCCTTGGTGTAATGTTAGCCTCGTACTTTTCTTTGCTGTATTCGCCTGTAATCATTGTGTTTCTCCTTGTTAATATGTAAACAATATAACACACTATTTACACTAATTAATAGGTGTTTACCCTATAAAGTACACATAAACAGACCTTGGCCCACATACCCAGTTTTCATCTACAACTTTTTTGCGGCTTAACTTTCCAGCTTTGACGTAGCGAATAAGTGTAATTTGAACTGTGCCGTGAATTAAATTTAAAGCCTGAGCTATTTTTTCAGACCTTTGGTTTGGGTTGTTACGAATGTAATCAATAATTTGTGCTGAAATCATAGTTTTTTCCTTAAAATTCAAATTGTTTTAATTCGTAGCGGTTGCTAGAATTTTTCCACCATCCGTGAACAATTACCCGCCAGTTGCTTCGTATCATCTCAGGCAAAGCAGGCGCATCTTCAATCTTTTTAATGCGTGCGCTCATGTTACTTTTGCTCGTTACTTGTATTGCAAGCGTTTCACCGTTGCCAACCGCAAGCAGGTCAATGCAACTGTAAAGGTCGTGCTTGCGTT